CCAAATGGCCCCTTTGATGGCCAGCCTGAATCCAAGCGTGGCCGATGATGGGCGATATTATTCCACTCAAAGCGGGGACAAAAAAACTTGTAGGCATGACGAAGCCGCGGGTAATGTCCATCCCACTCAAAGGCAAATCCAGGGGTCAAGAGTTCATAGACTTCGCCGCCAAATGCGGAGTCCCACTATTTCCATGGCAGGAATACATCGCCCACGATTTTCTCTCGATCGATGACGAGAATAACTGGAGACGAAAGACAAATGCCATCATTATCAGCCGCCAGAATGGAAAAACGTTTTTAATAGCACTTCGCATCCTTGCTGGCTTGTTTCTCTGGGATGAAATGAACGTGTTGGCAATGTCGAGCGTTCGAGGATTGGCGGAGGATACCTTCAGACAGGTCTGCTCCATCATCGAGCGAAATGAATTCCTACGCGACCAGGTACGGCTCAATCGTGGCAATGTGGGCTATTTCGGCAATGGTGCTTACTACTTGCCACTCAAAAACGGGGCAAAGTACGAGGTTGTTGCAGCTACCAGGGATGGCTCACGAGGCAAAACCGCCGATCTATTGTTCATCGATGAGTTGCGCGAGATCACCGAGGATGCTTGGGCTGCTGCTAAGCCGACCACAATCGCCCGTCCAAATGCTCAAACCTTCGTTACTTCCAACGCCGGGGACGCATTTTCGACCGTGCTGAATTCGTTACGCGATCGGGCATTATCCTACCCATCGGAAACTTTGGGCTGGTATGAATACAGCGCACCTCAGCATTCCAAACTCACCGATAAAGCGGCATGGGCCCAGGCAAATCCATCGCTGGGGTTCACGATCACCGAGGCGGCACTCAATGAAGCGTTCAACACTTCCAGCGCAGAGAAGTTTCGCACCGAGCACTTATGCCAATGGGTAGGGTCACTGCAAAGTCCATGGCCGACGGATTCATGGGAGTCATGTATCGACACCACTCTAAAAATGTCACCTGGTGCCTATACAATCTTTGGCTTCGACGTTGCCAAATCTAGGCGATCAGCCAGCCTTGTCGCGGGTCAAATCTTGCCCGATGGAAAAATGGGTGTAGGTATCTTGCAGGAATGGAAGGCCGATGCAGCCGTTGATGAACTGATGATTGCCAGGGATATCAAAACATGGGCGGACAAATACCACCCAACATCGATCGTCTATGACCATTACTCCACCGCGTCGATTGCTGCACGGTTGAGTCAGGCAGGGCAAATGATGGTGGATGTCGCTGGGCAAGAGTTTTATCAAGCTTGTGGGGAATTACTCGATGCGATCGTATCCAAGCGGATAGTCCATGCGGGGCAACAGTCCATGGATGAGCAAATGATGGCATGCGGCATTAAGTCCAGTGATTCATCGTGGCGCATCGTGAGAAGGGCTAGTGCTGGGGATGTTGCCGCGCCGATTTCGCTGGCAATGATCGTTCACAAACTCTATGAGCCAGTAGCAATTCCTATGATTTATTAGACACGCCGATAAAAGCCCAGGTGGGGTGCTTGTGGATAAAGTTATCCACAGGGGCTACCCTTGGCCCATGGGTATCCGATCGATGCTGGGGTTCACACCTAAAATCGACGCGCAATTTGCCCCGCCTATTATGGGCGAAAACTTTGGAACAAATTTCCAGGGCTGGCTCGGCGGCAATTATGCATCGCCAATCCTTAGAAGTGAAGCGATGCAGGTGCCTGCAATGGCACGCGCTCGTAATCTGATTTGCGGAGTCATTGCAACAATCCCAATGGAATTATTCGATGCTAAAACGGGCGCGAAATTAGAAACTCAGCCGCCGTGGGTCAATCAACCCGATTACCGTCAGCCCCGCAGCTCGACGATCGCATGGACAGTGGATTCATTGCTATTTTATCCCGTTGCATATTGGGAAGTCGTGCAGGAATACTCCGATGGGCGACCCGCCGATATGGCTTGGGTTTCCAATGATCGTGTTTCTGTAATTACAAAAAGCAATAACACGGTTGTTGATTATTATTTGGTCGATGGCGATAAACGTCCATGGTCAGGCATCGGCTCACTTGTCACCTTTCAATCAATTGCAGGCGATGGAGTATTAGCGACAGGCGCACAAACACTGCGCGCCGCATTAGATATTCAACAAGCGGCCACCGTAGCTGCGCAAACACCACAAGCGACGGGCCACCTAAAAAATAGCGGTGCAGATATTCCAGAGGCCGCAGTCGAAGCATTGAAGTCACGATGGAAAGCCAACCGCAAAGCCAACGCCGTTTCCTATCTGACTTCAACCATTGATTTCGTCCCAAATTCATTTGCACCTAAAGACATGATGTACAACGAAGCCATCCAGTATCTTGCAACCCAAATCGCGCGACTTTGCAATATCAGCGGTTATCTACTCGATGCTGAAGTGTTCCGCTCTACGACATACCAAAACGTTATCGATGAGCGAAAGAATTTCGTTGACTTTACTTTGCGCCCATTCATTGCATCGATTGAGGATAGATTGTCAATGGATGATATTTGCCCACGCGGGCAGGTCGTGCGTTTCGCAATCGATGAAACATTCTTACGTAATGACCCAATCACACGATTGACGGTGATAGAGAAACTTCTCACTTTAGGTTTAATCGATATTCCCGAAGCTAGGGAGATGGAAGGTCTTGCCGATGGTGGCAATGACACTCCATTGGCGGTCGTAACTCCGATGAAACAAATGATGGAATTACCTAATGAAAACATGACGGGAGATGCATAATGGATGAATTGATTTTATTCGGTTCCGGGGAATTAACCGCGAGCAATTCTGATTCGAGAATACTCGAAGGCAAGATCGTTGCATTCAATGTCAAAGGTTCAACATCCGCGGGCATGACAATATTCTCGTCAGGCTCCATCAAAGTTTCCGACGTGACAAAAATTAAACTCAATGATGAGCATAATAACTCGATGCCCGTCGGTCGCATGATGTCAATGCGCGAAACATCCGATGGAATATTTGCCACGTTCAAGATTTCCAAATCGGCAAAGGGCAATGACGCGCTTATCCTTGCAAGTGAAGGATTGAAAACAGGTTTTAGCGTTGGAGTTATCAACGCAAAATATGAGCGAGAAGGCGATTGCATCCGCGTTACTTCAGCGGATTTGCAACACGTCGCACACTGCGAAAAGGGCGCAATCGCTGGAGCAGAGATCACTAGAGTTGCCGCATCAGAAACGGCACCAACCCAACCAACCGAAACAGAAAGTGAGGCTCCCGTGACTACTGCACCCGCAGAACCCACAGAAGTTGCACCGCCCGAGGTGGCACCCGAAGTGGTGGAAGCCTCACAAGTACAAGCAAGCGAGAGGGTCACGCGACCTGCAACACCATCAGGCGTCCAGGTTATCGGCGTCCGTTCGCCAATCAACTCAACGGGCTCATATTTGCAGCATATGATGAAGGTCAAGGCTAACCCTGACTCCATCGAAGCTCGTGAGTCTCGTCAATATCTTGGCCAAGCCGATGCAATCTTTGCAAAGGCGTTCGCTGCCGATGGTGGGCTATCCATCGACGCTGCCAATGATTCATTCACAACAAACCCAGCATTCAAGCCCGTTCAATACATGAACGAATTTATTTCCAACACTCGCAATTTCGGACGTCCGACAATCGAAGCGTGCGGCGGAACTAAGGCACTACCTGCTCAGGGAATGACCTTCTCAATTCCTAAATTGTCCACCGCTCCAAATGTGGCAGTAACAACTGAAGCCCAAGCGGTACAGGGCTCAACAGGAATGGTCACTGCCTACATCACAGGCACAAAAAAGAAGTATGCAGGCACCCAGATCATTTCCCGCGAAATCATCGATAACGGCTCGGATTCACCATTGTTCTACACAGAACTGATGGCCGAACTCAACGCCGCATATGATTACGCAACCAACGCCGCTGCAATCGCCGAAATCGTTGCAAACGGCACACAGGCTGCAACCGCGGCTGGCACACTTGCTGGCTTGGAGTCAACAATCGGCGTCGAAACACCAGGTATCTACACTAATACCAGTTTCTTTGCTCAAAATCTCGTAGCTGCTCCAGTATGGTGGGGAGATTTGATTGGTGCACTCGATACAACGGGTCGCCCATTGTTCAACACTGCTGTACCAATGAACAACAACGGCTCCGTTGTACCAACCTCAGCTCGTGGCAATGTATTGGGTCTCAACTTGTTCGTTGATCGTCAAATGGTCAACACAAAGATTGATGATTCCGCATTCATTATCGCTCCAGAGGCGATCGGGCTCTATGAGTCACCACGTATCATGCTATCGATCGAAGTATTGCCAACACTTGAATTTCAAGTGGCTCTCTATGGCTACTTCACCGCGCTCACCAAGCAGGCAACGGGCCTCATCCGTTACAACCTGACCTGATAGCGACCCATTAGAACGGCCCGCGGAGGGTTTAGGTGGCCTTTATCCTCCGCGGGTCACTAATAACAAGAAAGGATAGAGATGGCCGCGACTTATGTGACAGCAGTTGAATTAAAAACAAATCTAGGCGTTGGCACTCTCTACGATGCCACCGATGTGATCGAAACCGTTTGCCAAACGGCCCAGGATTTGATCGACCAATTTTTAGACTATAACTCAGCGCCCGTCATCGGTGCATCCATCGTTTCCAACGTCGCCACTCTCGCGCTGTCTATCCCGACGCGTTATGTGATCGGGCAAGTGCTCACCGTTTCAGGATGTGGCAGCGCATATAACGGCACGCAAACAGTGACCGCGACCCTGCCAGGTGCAGG